ACGAGGAGGCATAGGTTCATCCTTCCAGGCCAGCAGAAACTAGCCATGTTGAATGTCACCTAAACGTGCATCAGACCCTAACTTGAAAGGAGCTGGCAATGGCTGGCTACACTGAAATGATTTCTCGCGGGGCGACTGGCCCCACCGTTCCTGAGCCGGTATCGGATCAGATCATCAAGGAGCTGCCGCACGCATCGGTTCTTCTGAATCGTGCGCGCCAGATCCGCATGTCGTCCAAGACGCTGAAGCAGCCGATTCTGTCGGCGCTGCCTGACGCGTACTGGGTGAATGGGGATACTGGCCTCAAGCAGACCACCAAGGCTGAGTGGGGTTCGCAGACCATCACCGCCGAAGAGCTTGCCGCCCTCGTTGTTGTCCCTGACGCGCTGTTTGATGACTCGAACGTGCCGATCTGGGACGAGGTGCGACCGCTGCTCGTGGAGGCGATTGGCCGCAAGGTTGATCAGGCTGGCCTGTTCGGTACGGACAAGCCTTCATCTTGGCCCACCGCCATCGTTCCTTCCGCTATCGCGGCAGGCAACACGGTCGAAGAGGGCACGAACGCTGATATCGCGGCAGACGTTGCTGCGATGGGTGGCCTGGTCGCTGCTGATGGGTTCGCCGTCAACGGTTTCGCCGCGAAGCCTGGCCTGAACTGGCAGCTTGTTGGTCTGCGTGACACTAACGGCACTCCCATCTACACTCCGTCGCTGTCTGCCGGTGCTCCTTCTGGCCTGTACGGCTACCCGCTGAACGAGGTGACCAACGGTTCGTGGAACTCTGCTACTGCCTCGCTGCTCGCGGCTGACTGGTCGAAGTTCATCGTCGGTGTCCGTCAGGACATCACGTTCGACATCTCGAAGGACGGCATCATCTCGGATGCTGACGGCAAAGTGATCGTGAACGCCTACCAGCAGGACTCGAAGATTCTTCGCGTCGTGTTCCGTGTCGGCTTCCAGGTCGCGAACCCGGTCACCCGCGTTGGCGGCACAACTCGTTACCCTGCTGCTGTTCTCACCCCGGATGTGACCCCGTGAGGTTTCAGCATCCCGATAACGAGAAAGTAGTGGTGGCCTCTAACCCGGCCACCATTTCTGTTCTTGAGGCTAATGGCTGGGTTTCTGAGGCCGAGGAGCCTAAGAAGAAGCCTGGGCGTCCGAAGAAGTCTGAGTAGGCAGGTGGGGCCGGTTTTCGGCTCGGCCCCACACTCTCGTTGGGAGGCATCATGGCTTGGACTGAATCTAGTGACGTAGTTGGTTCTTGGATCGGCGATGGCGCACCTGCTGACACGGTCAAGCTTGAGTCTTGGATCGATAAGGCTGAGCGTGAGATCAAGTTTCGAGTGCCTGGCATTCAGGAGCGGATCGATGCGGAAGCGCCTGGCACGGATCTTCTCGAGACAGCTAAGGACGTTGTTGTTTCCATGGTGACTCGTGTGTTCCGTAACCCTGAGGGGATCCGGCAGACGAACCTCACGTCAGGTCCGTTCACGACGTCGAAGACGTATGGCGGGGATCTCCCGGGCGGGCTCTCGTTGACTGACGACGAGCTCGCGAAGCTGCAAGGCCAGCGCGGGGGCGCGTTCACGGTGAGCATGATCCCACCATGGTCGCCGTTTGCGGGGTGGCCGTCATGAGTGCGCCGTTCCCTGAGCTGCACCCGGTCGGGTTTCGGAAGCGGTCGGCGGAGCATGACGGCATGTCCGACGTTGAATCGTGGGCGGATCCTGTGGAGCTGCCCGTGTATGCCATCGCTCCACCTGTGCAGGACGATGTGACGCGTCCTGAACGGACGGGGTTCACGCATGTGCTTGACCTGTACATGTCGTCGTCTCCGTCTGGGCATCGTGACGTGTTCGTGGTGCATGGGGGCGAGTATTTCGCGGAGGGCGTGCCGGACGACTTTAACTTCGGCCCGTTCGGGTTCAAGCCCGGCGTCAGGGTGCGACTGATGCGGACGGAGGGCTGATGGAAGCGTACGAGTTCATCAACGTCGAGCATGAGCTGATCGCGGTCGTGAAGGCGCAGGCTCGCGTCGCCGCGTCGGTGAAGGTCGACAGTGACCGCCATGCCGAGTTTGTGCAGGTCACGCGCGTCGGCGGCACTGCTGGGATGGTCACTGACCGCCCCATGGTGACCTTCTACGCCTGGGGCCCGACTGATCGCAAAGCGCACGATCTCGCTGCGCTTGTGCGTCGCCGCGTCCACTCGCTGTCACGCCTTGGTGAGGTTCCTGTCTACCGGGTCATTGAGGTTGGCGGGCTTGCCCGAGCGCCTGACCCTGTAGACGGTTCCCCGCGGTACCAATTCACTGTCGAGCTGCGATTGCGCGGCATGCAAGCCACCTGAGCACGGTGGCTTTTTCTGTTTCTGGCCCTGCCTTTTGGTGGGGCCTTTCCTATTTCAAGGAGGTGTGGCCGTGGTGAAAGTCGTGGTTGCAAATCGTCTCGTGAGAGACGGCAAAACGTACAAGGGCGGCGACGTTGTCGACGTGTCGCCTGGTGAGGCTCGCGTGCTGTTCATTGACGGCAAAGCGCGGGCTCACGTTGATGAGCCAAAGCCGGCAGCGCCGGCAGTGAAGGAGGCCAAGAATGGCTAAGAATCGTGACAATGTTCGCGTCTATGGGGATCTCGACTCTGAGGCGTTTCTTGCGCCGAAGGGTTCGACTCTTCCTGTAGCACTGACGGATCCGATCGATCCCTTCGCGTCGCTCGGGTGGCTTTCTGAGGACGGCATCGATTTCGAGGTCGCGACGGACTCCACGAAGTTCAAGGGCTGGCAGGGTGGGGCGACGCTCCGCGTGAAGGTCACCTCGACTGAGAAGACGATCAAGTTCCAGTGCCTCGAGGAAACTCCGGGCGTGACGGAACTCTACTTCGATCACGGCGCGCCTGTCGTGACTGGCACCGGTGCGACGGCGGTCGCAAAGGTCGACCTCCCTGAAGGCATCGGCACCGTGGAGCGTGCTGCCGTGTTCAAGTTCGTTGACGGCGACGTGGTCAAGTACCTGTGCTGCGAGCTGATCCAGATCACCGAGCGCGGCACGATCTCGCACAAGAACGACGACATGACGCTGTACGAGTTCACTGCGGAAATCGTCGGTGAGGCGTACATCCTCACGAACGCCCCGGCGTTCACCGAGGCCGCGTAACAAGCCGGGTGGGGCGCGTCGGGATTCCGCGCCCCACCTTCTTCCCCTGAATCCCACCAAACACTTTCCTTAGAAATGGAGTCCCCCATGACTGAAACCACCCGCGCGAAGAGCGCAAAGAAGCCCGCAGACCACAAGCCCGCAAAGACCGCTACGATCGCGGTTGAGTTCAAGGGCATCACGTTCGATGTTGAGGCTGGCGCGCTGTCATCGTTGCGTGTCCTCGATCTCCTCGAGCGGAACCAGTTCACGACTGCGCTGCGCCGCATCGTGGGTGATGAGAGCTTCGAGCATTTCCTCGACAATGTACCGGGCGCGAGTGCCGAGGATGCAGGGTCGCTGCTTGAGCTGATCGCTGAGGCGGCTGGCGTAAAAAACTAATCACCCTCGCCGGACTGTTGAGGGACTGTCCTGACCGGCTCGAAGCCGACCTGATGCGTGAGTACGGGCTTGACCTGGACGACCTGTACAGCGGCCGGAAGTCGGTCAGGGCTGTCTCGAACGCTGCTGCGCACCTTCCCCGAGGTGGCGCTGTGGGCGAGTGGTACGGCGGGGAGCTCGCTGTCCCGGACCAGGTGGCGGCGGTGTGGGAGAACACGCACGTGTTGGCTCAGGCGAATTCGGAGAAGAAGATCAAGCCTCGAGAACTTCCAGTCGGTGTTCGAGAGGTCGAGCGCACGCGCGAGCTCGCGCTAGCGAAAGCCCGACGGTATCGGGCGCGGAGGGGGCAGCATGGCTAAGGATGTTCGGATCAAGCTGAAGCTTTCAGGCGTGAACAAGCTCATGCGTTCCCCTGCGGTACAAGCGAAGTTGAATGCGGAGGCTGGCCGTATGGCGGCGAGGGCGGGCGGGAAGTTCCGTGTCACGCCCTCGCCGCACAAGTGGACTGCGCGCGCGTTCGTTGAAAAGCCAGAGGGCGAGGCGACCAGCGATGCTGACCGTCTCGCCCTCCTACGCGCCTTGAGCAGTGGCTAAAGGTTCGCGATAGCCCAGTCAGCTTCTTCTTGAGTGAATTTCTCTCCGAAATCTGATGTCAGTTGTTCTCTGACCGCTTCGGGAGACATTGCCATCGTGTCTTGGTACATGCGGGCTTTCTCAAGCGCGTTCGCGTTCCAGTCTGCGTCTACGTTGTCCACACCGTATTGAGCCGCTTCGGCAGAGAACTTCTCGCCGTATTCAGAAGTTAGCTGCTCGAAGAGCCCCGCCTTGCTCATGTGCATGGTGTCGGAGTACATCTGGGCCTTCTTCAGCGCGGACTTGAATTCGGCGGACACCTCTGGCTCTGCTGGCTTCTCTGGCTCGGGGGGCGCAGGTTCTTCAGCAGGCTCTGTCTCGACGGCCTCTGGCGCGGGGGCCTCTTCAGCTGCTGGCTTGTCGGGCGGCGAATCGGACCCGCCTGTGGCAGCGTTCACGCCGCCTATAACGAGGACTCCGGCGATAACCCAAACCCACCACTTCTTGAACCAAGGCTTCTTTGGCTTCTTCTCATCCGCCGCGACGGGCGATGCGTTCTGCTCCATATTCACAGCATAGCCAGTCCTCAGAAAATCTTCAGCCCCTCGAATGGGGCTTCTTTTGTTTAGGGGGGCCGTATGGCTGTTACTGGGTCAGAGATTGCTAGCGCATATGTTGCGCTGACGGTGAAGGCTCCTGGGCTCAAACGAGATATTGGCAAGGAGTTGGGCGCGGTCGATACCGGCGCCTACGGCTCCCAAATGGGCGCGAAGCTCGCCTCCGGCATGAAGAAGACACTCAAGGTCGCTGGTGTTGGGGTCGCTGCTGTGCTCGGGACAGCCCTCGTAAAGGGGTTCGGGAGGCTCAAAGCGATCGAGACGGCGCGGGCGAAAATGCGTGGTCTCGGGCATGACTCGAAGACAGTCGCTAAGGCGATGGACAATGCGCTCAAGTCTGTGCAGGGTACAGCGTTTGGCCTTGGCGACGCGGCTACTGTCGCCGGCGGTGCTATGGCTGCGCAGATCAAGCCCGGCAAGGAGCTTGAGCAGCACCTGAAGCGGATCGCAAACAATGCTGCCGCAGCTGGAGTCGGCTTTGACGAGATGGGCGCCATCTTCAACAAAGCTGCTACGCAGGCAAATGGCGTGCAGAACGACATCATCGGCCAGCTCGCCGATAAGGGCATCCCAATCTATGCCGAGCTCGGCAAACAGATGGGTGTTACCGCTGGCGAGGTGTTCAAGCTCGCGTCCGAGGGCAAGGTGTCGTTCGAGGTGTTCTCGAAGGCTGCCGAGGCTGCTGCTGGAACTGTCGCCGCTGAAATGGGTAACACCACGACGGGCGCGTTCGACAACATGATGGCCGCTCTCGGCAGGCTCGGCGCGAAGATCCTTGAGGATATCTTCCCGCTCATCGGCCCGCTATTCAAAGAGATCACAGCGAAGATCGATGAGACGGCGACCAAGGTGGAGCCGGTCGTGAAGTGGATCGGTGAGCGCCTCCCTGCCGCCCTCGACTCCGGCAAGAACGCCATTACCGGGCTGTTCTCGTGGGTTAGTTCGAACAAGGACTGGATCTCTCCGATTGTGGTTGGTGTCGGGTCGGTCGCACTCGCAGCGAAGGTCGCTTCGGTGGGGGTTGGGCTGTGGAAGGGAACAACTGCAGCGTTCGCGGCAGTCCAGACTGCGTATACCGCTTACACGTACGGTATGGCTGGCGCGACTTACACCTATGCAGGGGCCAGCAAAGCAGGAGCAGCTGCGACAAAGGTCTTCTGGCTCGCCCTCAAAGCCACGCCAATAGGGATCGTGCTCACCGCGATCGCCGCTCTCGTCGCGGGGCTCGTGTTCTTCTTCACGCAGACCGAAACAGGCAAAAAGGTTTGGGCTGAGTTCTCTCGTTTCCTTGGTGAGGCGTGGGCGAACATCAGCGGCTTCTTTACCGCCGCGTATGAGAACGTCATCAAGCCCGTGTTCGATGGCATCGCGTCCGTCGTTTCGTGGGTGTGGAACACGATCCTGAAACCGATTTTTCAGGCGTTCGGTATCGCGTTCGCGATCCTGGGCGGCATCATCGTCGGCACGTATGAGGCGCTCATTAAGCCGGTCTGGGATTTCTTCGCGGCTGGCGTGAAGGTTTTGTGGGTCGCTGTCGTGCAGCCGATCCTCGCGAAGATGGGTGCCGCGTTCAACCTGTTCGGGCTTGTCGTTCACGCGTTGTGGGCGAAGTATGTGCAGCCGGTGTTCAACTTCATCGGCGCACTGATTCGGGCTGTGTGGACGGGCTACATCAAGCCCGTGTTCGACACGATGTCGTTGGTCATCAGGAACACTCTCGGGCCCGTGTTTACGTGGCTGCGTGACACTGTGATTACGCCGGTGTGGAACACGATCAAGGCCGTCATTTCTGGCGTCTGGAAGAACGGCATTAAGCCGGTCATCGACACGATGGTGAAGATCGTGAGCTCGGATCCGAAGAAGGCGTTCGAGGCTGCCCGCGACGGCATTAAAACGGCGTGGGAAGCGATCAAGGAGATCGCGAAAAAGCCGGTCAAGTTTGTTGTCGAGACGGTCATTAACGGCCTCATCGGGACGATGAACAAGATCCCTGGAGTGAACCTGTCAAAGGTGTCGCTGCCGAAGGGGTTCGCTGGTGGCGGGGTCCTTCCGGGGTACATGGCTGCAAAGCGTGATGACGTTTTGATGCCGATGCGTTCGGGAGAGGGTGTCCTCGTACCGGAAGTGGTGCGGGGCCTCGGACCTGGGTTCGTGCATGCGTTGAACGCCGTCGGTAACTCTGGCGGCGTTTCGGCTGTCAGGTCGAAGTTCGGGTCGATCGGGCAGGGCCTCGCTAAGGGTGGCATGGTTCACCCGCTGCCTGGCGCGATCGTCACGACGCCGTGGATGGGCTACCCGGGACATACGGGTATCGACCTCGCGAAACCGCAGGGGACGCCGATTCAGGCTGCCGCTGCGGGTGTCGTTTCGAAGCAGTTCTATCACGTGAACTACGGCAACATGGTCGACATTGCGCACGGCGGCGGCATGTCCACACGATACGCGCACATGCTCGCGAACGTCGCAGTGAAGCTTGGCCAGTCCGTGAAGGCCGGCCAAGTCGTCGGCTATGAGGGGTCGACCGGTAATTCGACGGGCCCGCACCTTCACTGGGAGGTGTTGAAGAACGGCAGCCCAGTCGATCCGACAGGTTATCTGTCGGGCGCGAATGGTGTGACGCCGCTCTACGGCATCATCGACGGTCTGCTCGATCTTGCGAAGGGAACGTTCAAGAAGGCGTTTCCTGGCGGCGGTATGTGGATTGATGCTGCTGGCGGGATCATGTCGCAGGGCGTGAAGAACATGGTCGATTGGGCTGCCGATTTGCTGTCGGTTGGCGGTGGTGGTCTGGTTCCGACGTTGTATGACAACGGCGGCTGGTTGCAGCCTGGCCTGTCACTTGTGGAGAACAAGACCGGGCGGCCTGAGCCGATCTTCACCGGCAACGAGTTCGACCGGATGGTTGCCGGGAACGGCGGCATCGAGTCCGGTACGCGTCTCGTGCTGGTCCTAGATGACGGCACCGAGCTCGGCGGGTATGTCGAGCGTCGTGCCGGTCATGTGGTCGACCGAAAGTTGGCGCCGGTGTCTGCTGGCGCTTTGGCGTCGTCTCATGGGCGGCGCTCGTAACTAAATCTCTGTTTGAAGGGGCATTCCGTGTTTGCGGGGTGCCCCTTTTCTCGTCCCTAAAGGGGGTTCCATGGCTACAGTCAACGGGCCGGTGCAGAACCGGGGCCAGATTCGATGGTGGTATTCGGTAGACGGATATTCGGCGTCTGCCGATTTCGTTACCGTGAGGGTAGACGCATACTTCTACCAGTCTTCGTGGACTCAGGAGTACAACGGGTCTAAGTCATGGTCTGGTACTTGGGGTAGCGGGTCGGCTGGACAGGCCTATTTCTTGACCGCTGGCCAGCAGGTCAAAATTGTCGCTACTAGTGGCGTGCGGGTTCCGTTGACCGGCTCTGCGCGAACCATTCAGTTCTCGGTCTCGACTTCACATTTCTACGGCGCTACAAGCCATACGCTTAACGTCCCCATCCCGGCTCGGTACGCTTCAACGCCAACGAACTTGAAGGTGACACGCAATTCTGACGTGTCCCATCTACTGCAGTGGTCTCGGCAGTCCACTTATTCGTCGGTTGTGGTTCAGCGAAGCACGAACGGTGGTGCGTGGACGCAGGTTGCGCGCCCGTCAGGCAATGCGGCGAACTGGACAGACACTACGACTAGGGCTGGCAATAAGTACGACTACCGTGTTGCTGGTGTCGGCGGGGGCGGTCAGTCTGGCTGGTCGAATACGGCGACGGTGTACACGTCTCCGAATACGCCTACGGGGCCGTCTGCGTCACGTGAGGGCAGCAATATTGTTGTCGATGTGTCGGGCAAACCGGCGTATGCGACTGGCTACAACGTGCGTGATGGGGCGACTCAGGTTGCGTCGAATGTGCAGTTGCCGTGGACGCATGTTAACCCTGCTCCGGCGAACACGCACACGTACACGGTGCAGGCTGTGCGTGGATCGCTCGCGTCGGGGTGGTCGGCGGCGTCGAACACGGTGCAGCTACTGGCCGCACCGCAGGCACCGACGAACCTTGCACCGAATGGCGCTGTGGTGAGCAGTGAGGGGCAGACTCGCCTCTCGTGGCGGCATAACCCTACTGATTCGTCACCGCAGACCGCGGCAGAGTACCGCCGCCGTGTCAAGGGCACGAGCTCGTGGACGACCGGCACGTCCACTACGGCTTCGAATGTCGCGCTGACGCTCGCTGCTGGCGAGATCGAGTGGCAGGTCAGGACGAAGGGTCAGCACCCGGACTGGTCGCCGTGGTCTGCGGTTGCGGTGTTCACGGTGATCGATAAGCCGGGTGTCGCGATCACTGATCCTGGTGATCTGTGGACGCGGCGTACCGTCACTGTGAAGTGGTCGTTCGATCAGGGCCAGGGCCGCCCGCAGTCGGCGTGGGAAGCTTCCCTGCTTCTTGGCGGCGAGGTTATTGAGCATCGCACTGGGAGTGGTGCTGGCCGGTCAGTGGCGTTCACTACGCCACTGGTTGATACGCAAGAGTACGAGGTGATCGTTAAGGCCGCCGCGGGTGACGTGTGGTCGGAAGCTGGCGCGCAGTCATTCTTTGTGCAGGTTCCCCCTGCTGCTCCGGGCGACATGTCTGGGGTGTGGTCGGAGGAGTCTGGCGCGGTCACCGTCGACGTACACGACGGGCGCGGCGCACTGCGCCAGCCGATCACTAACTACTTCCCGAACAGCCGACTCGTAGGCACTGGCGCATGGGTGGAGTTGTTCAAGAATTGGCAGCGCAACCCTTACGCCGTCGGTACAGCCAACTACGCACACAACGGCGGTGCGGGGTCGGCAATGTCATTGGATTCGAGGGCATCAAACAACCCCGACGGTACCGGGCGCATGGTTCGTGGGACAGTCACCGCGACGGTGGGCAATTGGTCATATGTGCAGATCACGGGCAACGGCGCTACTGACCGGGTTCCGGTTAGTCCGGGGCAGTGGGTAGCGGTTCGCGCTCGTGTTTTTGCCAGCGCTAGGAACGTGGTAGCAAATATGCAGTTCAGGGCGGGGACTGTTTTCGTGTCTCAGAGCTCCACTCCGCTCATACCAGTCACTAGCTCGGGGCATGACGGGACTCTGGTGACTTTCGCGGCGCTAGTGCCAGAAGGTGCAGACCGGGTTAATGTCAGCTTCGGCTATAGTTCCGGGCAGGCAGATGTAGTAGTGGGCTCGTGGGTTCAGGTCGCCGCACCATCGGTTGCTGTCGCGGCTAGCGAGGCCGACGCTCGGTGGCGTGCCGAAGAGTTCTACAAGCGATCCGCTGACACGGACTTCCGTGTCAGGTTTACAGGTGCTGAAAATGATAGTGAGGCTGTCCTGGAGGGGCAGCGAGTCGGTGGTGTGGGCGCGGGAGCCCGCGTTGCAGCTGTTCTCGGCGAGATTGACGGCGCAAACGCGGTTCGGCTCATTGCGCTAGATTACGGCGTCAATGCTTACCGTTTCGCGTCGGCGTCGGTCCCGGCAGCGCTCGCGGGTGGCGGTACGGGAATGGCGCGCAGGCACCAACTTGAGGTGTTCCCTCAGACCACGGTGCAGCGGCGAGGACTCATGGTTAGCAGCCCTGAGCAGCACGTGGAGTTCGAGAATGCTGCTGGGTTGTACTCCCTGGTCAACCGGTTCTCTGAGCTGACAGGGGTGTTCCAGTTCTACATGTATCACGGCGGTTATCCGGGTGATCCTGACGTGTATTACAGTCATGTTGGAGTTTTCGATCCCGGCTATTCGGGCCCGGTGTTTGATGGTTCGTCTGGGCTGGTGCAGGTCGGGGAATCGTGGATGGGTGCGTCGTGGGACGGCGCGCCAGACAATTCGACCTCGACGCTGCGCATGGCCCCGGCTGCGGTACGTGCCAACGTGGAGCGGTCTGTGGATGGTGGCATCACGTGGGTGCCGTTCATCGAGGGGGCAGACCTGCCGGTCCTCGAGACCGACACCGAAGCGCTCTCCAACGGAGTCACGCTCTACCGGGTCACCACCTACTCGGCAGATGACGCCACGTCAGTGGTGATCCACGAAGTCGAATCTGACTCCCCCGCAGTCTGGCTCTCAGGCGGCGACGGCTACACCCACACCGCGCGACTCCCCTACGACCCCGAAGTGTCCATCACGAGGTGCCGCGAGAGAGCCGTGCGCAAGTATGCAGGACGACCAAAACCGGTCGTTCACGCAGGCGAAGCTGTCACGCGAACCGTCGACTACAGCGGCACGCTTCTCCTCGATGAGCAGTCGCCTGACGAGCTCGCAGACCTCGTGGCAGACGAAGCCCCCGTGCATCTCTACCGCGACCCTGACGGACGCCACATTTACGGCGCCCTCGGAGACGTGCAACTCACCCGTGAGTCGCACGCCCATTGGGGGTTCGGGTTCCAACTCACCGAAACCGAAAAATAGGAGGTGGCCATGCTGCATCGGGCACGAAAACCACGGTGGGCGCACTACCTCCTCAACGAGGCTGATGAGCCCCTCGGCACCCTTGACGGGGTGACCGGGGGGAACATCACCATCCAAGGCCTCACACGGCTCGGCGGGCACGGCACCCTCGAAATCGACGACCGCGGGCAGACGATCGACTGGATGAAACACCGAGTCCAGTCCGTCTACGACCCGGGCGTCCGAGGTGTGGATCCGTGGCCCGTCGCCACAATGCTGCTCGCCTCACCGGGGGAACAGCACACCGAGTTCGTTACGGGCTTCTCGGTCGGGCTGCTACCCAAAACGGCAGTCATTGACGAGGACGCATTCCCCGCCGCGTTCTCCCTCGCGAAGGGCGCGAACATTATTGACACGGTCGTGTCAGTAGTTCGCTCTACCGGTGAGGCACGCATCGCAGTCACGCCGTCAGATGCGACCCTCACAAACCCTCAATCGTGGAACGCGGGAATCTCGAAACTGACGATCGTGAACGAACTCCTCGAAGCGGCAGGATATTGGACGCTCTGGTGCGATGGCAGCGGCCAATTCCGTATCGAACCGTACACCGCACCGGGCGACCGCCCAGTCGCATACGAATTCGTGGAGGGTGAAGCTTCAATCCATTCCCCCGAATGGCAGCGCGACCGTGACATGTCGTCCGTCCCGAACAGGTATGTCGTGGTCGGGCAGGGCGACGACGAAACCCCGCCCCTCGTAGGGGTAGCTGAGAACGAAGACCCCGAATCGTCGTATTCGTTCCAGGCGCGCGGACGGTGGATCACCCGCACGGAAGAGGGCGTCGAAGGTGCAGACCAGGCAGTGTTTAATCAGCTTGCCCAGCGCCGCCTACGTGACGCGATGTCACCAGTGGAGCATGTGAAAGCGAAACACGAACTCGTGCCACTGAATCCGAATGATGCGATCTGGTTCGAATCAGACGGATACGCCGGACGCTTGACGGTTCAAAACATGACGGTCGGGTTCGCACTCGACTCATGGGTAGAAGCGGAGTGGAGGCGCACTGATGCTTGAACGGCTTAACGAGATCATCCTCGACCTGAAAGCGCGCCTCGACCGGCAACCCACCTTCGGGTGGGCCGTCGTCACTTCAGTCACGCCGCTCATGATCCAGTACGACGCCCAATCGGAACCGATCGCGGGGACACCCGACAGGCTCGTGTCAGGCCTCGCAGTCGGGGATCGGGTCTGGTGCCAACGCATCCACCGACGCGACATCATTCTCGGGCGCGCGACCGGACAGCCAGGGCAAGAAATTGGCTTTGCGTCGGGCACTGCAAACGTCTCCGCCAATCTGCCATTCCTTGATGTGACCGTGCAGGGCGAAACTCCCGGGACAGCAGTCGAAGTCGAACTATCTCCCATTGGGGTTTCGTCGCCAAACGCTGGCACCATTGCAGCAGCGGTCATCAGGTATACGACGGACGGTTCAGCACCGTCAAATACATCGCCCGTCTTGGTGATAGTGAGATCCGCCCCACTTCCATCAGGCGGCGCCGTCAGCTCGACTCCTGGCGGTGCAGGCAGAGTCCAGGTCGGAACTTCAGGCAAACTCCGATTCGCCGTGTTCGTCTCTGCAAACGTGTATGGCCCAGACGGCTACTGGCTGAAAATCTCCCGGTTGTAACCATCTACAAAGCCCCGCCTAACCACGGGGCTTTCCCATTTCAGAAAGGAGCACCCATGACGGTATCCGCGCTTGCCACGGGCAGCATCAAGCACCACAACAAATACAACTCGCGTGACGGCACCACAATCACCCGGGTTATCCCCCACCATTGGGCTGGCACATCGGGCGGTGACGTGACGCTCGCAGACCCGAACCGGGAAGCGTCAGCGAACTATCTCATCTTCACGGACGGCACGATCAAGTCTCAGGTGCCAGAAGAGTATCGGGCATGGACGACGGGCTCTTGGGAGGTTGACGCGTCCTCGATCACGGTCGAGATTCAGAACTCGACCAACGGGCCTGAATGGAAGGTCTCTGACAAGGCGATCGCAGCGCTCGTGAACCTCATCGCTGACATTGCGCGCCGCTACAAGTGGGGCAGCGTCCCTGCATGGCGGGTGCGCGGCCACCGCGAGTTTGCGGCGACGGCCTGCCCGGGCCCGTACCTGTTCCCGAAGCTCGGGAGCATCGCAGCATCTGCCGACGCGAAGCTCAAGGCGCCGGCGAAACCATCGAAGCCCTCGGGGCAGGAAGAAGACGAAGACATGATCTTCATTCGCAAGGACAACCAGAACAAGGTCTACGCGTGGTCGCCGTCGAAGGGCTCGAAGCGCCCAATTGGCACGACCGAGTGGAACGCCATCAAGCGAGCCTACGGCGCGGCGGGCCTGAAGCTCCCCATCATCAACACGACCGCCGCTGAGACGAAGCACTTCGGGATCTAGCGCGTGAGCGACCCAAAGACGGGCCCGCAGGGGGTCGTAATTGGATTGCCGGCGATCTATGCGCAAGTTCAAGAAACAGACGACAAGGTCGACCTGTTGACGAACAAGATCGGCGAGCTCGTCGCCGTGAACCGGCGTCTCGATTCCCACTCGGCAACGATCGCTGAGCATGATCAGCGGATCGACAAGCTCGAGATTGTTCAGGCGGTGCTGCAGGCGCAGCAGAAACCATCCACACCCTGGCCATCGATCGTGACAGCGGTCGCAGCGATTCTCAGTTCCGTGGTCACGATCGGCGCACTCCTAGTCATGGGGTCGAAGATCGCGGCCGCACTCAGTTAAAGGAGACGGTATGTTGTCGAAACGTTTTTGGTTGGATGTTGGTGAGCGTGCGGTGAAGACTGCCGCTCAGACTGCGGTCGCGTTGCTCGGTACTGGCATGGTCGGGTTCATTGATGTGGACTGGGCGCAGGTTGCGTCGGTTGCTGGCGTGGCCGCGGTTGTGTCGGTGTTGACGTCGTTGGCGTCGGATCGTGTTGGTGATCCTGGTACGGCGTCGCTGGTTGGCCGGCACGCTGAATAGGTCTTGAAACACGAATAGCCCCCGTGCTTACTCCATTTGGAGCGAGCACGGGGGCTATTCGTCGTTACATCCCCGAGTACAGTCGGGCGTTAAACCGCGTGACATCTGCAGCGAGGGTGAAGAGGTCAATGATCTGCATAATCCAAAGTGTTATCAGGCAGAGCACGCTGACCGGTGGGAACACCACAGCGAAGACGACTGTGAGGAGGAACAGCGCAACCATCACGAAGCCCCTGGCATCGTTGTCGAGGTAGAATCTATGCAGGCCGATACCGCCCAGGAAGATTAGCAGGCAGTACGCCGCTCCCATGCTCTTGTACTTTGGGTGCAGGACTGCCTGGTAGACAGGCGGAGAGACAGCAAATTGCGCAGATACTGCTGGCTGCGGAGCAATTGGCCCCCAATGTTGGCCGTCCCACCACTGCTGCATTCCGTCGGCATTCGGGTACCATCCCGGCGGTGTTTGGCTTGGGGAACTCATAGCTTGAGCCTAGCTCACCGGGACAGGGCCGACTGGTTTAGTTACGCACGCCGTTGGGTGGGCCTACGCGGGTCTTGGCGGCGGCGTCGATCACTGCTCGATCCCAAAGCACGGAGCCATTCGCTTCTTCCAAGGTGTCGTGCTGGCTGATGACGCGGCGGCGCGATGGTTCGGGATGCCAGGTCTGGACGAAGAATAGGGGCACGTTGTCGCGGTTTGCGAGGCCGACGATCATCGCGACGGGATGGTCTTTGGGGTAGCGCATGACGGCCCACAGGTTGGCTTCGATCTGCACGTACGGCATGCGTTCGCGCTCGATGTCGTTATCTCGTTCTGTGCGGCCCACGATTCCCCCGTTCGAATGTTTGTTCGAACAGTGTATGCCCCTCTTCCCGTCATGCCGCCCACCTGGGTAAGGTGAGCGGCATGAGCAAGAAACTATGGTTTTTCATTGGCCCCAAGGCAGACAACCTCAACTATTACGTTGAAGGCGAAGACTTGGACGAGCTTCGCATGGACCTAATGAGTCATTTCTGGCCCCAGGGCGACGCAGACAGACTCGCTCGAACCATGCTGGATGCGTTCGACGCCGACGGGAACGCTGTGCTCCTATTTGTGTCACAAACCTCCACAATTACTGTCACTGAACCATGGGGGCCAACCGTCCCAGAGCCACTGTCAAAGTAACCCAGCCTTGACGTGCCACGACCTCGCATTCGTGGCACGTCATCGCTTTCCAATGTGCGGCGGCACGCACATCAGGGGCGGTCACAGGTCCACTTCCTCGGGTTCCGGCTGGCCTTGCTCAGTCTCCCACTCGCGGTTCTGGACCGCTGAGGCTGCCATGTGCATGGCTTGGTCAACGTCACTCCACGCGCTGGAAGAGCCGAAGCCGATCTCTTCGAAGTCTTCCCCGTCCACTGACCGCTGTATCTGGTATTCGATCCGGTACTCGATCTCGCTCATTCGTTCTCTCCTTCTGTCAGGGCGCGCACGGTCGGGCACGGCCACACGCTGTTATCCGCCCGGCACACGTACACGCCGCCGATATGCGGCCACGGAGCGCCGACGCGCTGGTGCACTGCTTCTACCTTGGCTATACGGGCCAGGGCGGCGTCGCGTTCTTCTGACGCGCTGTTGAGGTCTCGCAGGTTGGCATCCGCGCGGGAGCTTTGCCGTTGAGCGTCAGCCAGGGCTTGCCGCACTAGGACATTCAGTGCTGGGCGGGTCAGCTTGTCTAGATCAGTCATCGTGTTCCCCCTTCGTCTTCTGATGTGCGGTGTACTCGTGGATCATCCCCACGGCCCCGTGGCGTGCAAGGACGTGTTCGGTGAACGTGTTGTCGGTTCGCTTAGCGGTTTCTTCGATATGACTGGCGAGCCCAAGTAGCGCTTTCTCTGCGGCTGCACGCTCCACCTCAGCAAGCCCCGAAGCCGTGAACACCGTCACCGGTTCACCCCGGTCAGGATTCACCGCCTGATCAACCGGCACGAGACGGTAGCCGCGCTCCCCGCCATGAATGCCAAACGCGGTGATCCTCGCTTCCCAAGCGTCGTCATGGATTCCCTGTATCAGCTTCCGCTCGAAATCGTCTCGCGTCGGCGTGTAGTCCTGGGTGGCATCGTCAGTGGTTGTTGGACAGGTCATCGTGCCCCTCCTATCTGTGTATGCGGGATCGTGTCACGCTCGCCAGCCATCATCACGGTCACGCTTTTCTTGTTCCAGCGGATGACTTTCAGCCAGCCGCCGTTGAGTGTCCACAGCACCTCGGCCTTGCCCGCGTGGAGCGCTTTGAGGTCGATCGTGGCGTGCACGGTTTCGCGTGCGGCCTTCTCGGCTGCGAGACGCGGCGCGGCCTCTGCTCGGCGGAGTTTCGCCTCGGCAGTGTCGACGGCGCGCTGTAGCTCGGCGCGTTGCCGCGCGAGCCCGTCGATACCGGTCTTGCCGTTGCGGGCGCGCAGGCTGAGGTTCAGCATGCCGTGATCGAATCCCTTGACCGTGTGGCGTTCGTCCCACGCTTCGAGCTTCGCCCGTGCCGCGGCGGCCCGCGCTTCAAGCTGCTCGCTCATTGCCCACCACCCCGCAACCACTCAGCGAGCTTCGACGCCATGTGTTCTTCCCACAGTTCACGCGGATCGCGGTCAGCCTTCCGGGGCTTGCCGGTGAGCCGTCCGAAATCCTGCCCGCAGCAGCGATAGACGATGGTGTCACTCGCGAACGAACGCCACTGTGATGGCCGGTGCTCCTGAAGCATTGATGCGAGCTTCGCTTCGTCTACCTGCACCGAGGCGGCGAGGGCGTCGGCGGCCTCTCGCATCAGGGAATGTGCTGTGCTGTCCGTCTGCGCCCTGTCTCTAAGCGCTTTGATTAGCTCGCCGCGCTCCCACGCTGCCGGCTCCTGTGGGGTGACACCAGCAGCAGCCCGCAGCCGCTCAGCAGCATCCTGTGGCGTGTGCCCGTCATACTCTGGCGGCAGGTCGACCTCGGGCACAGCAAACAGGCCCCAATGCTCGGCCTTGTAGTGGTTCGACACCTGCCCCGTGGGGAGCGTCGCGGTCACGATGAACCATCCGCCGCCGAAGCACAGTTCGCCGTCTGAATGCTTCCAAGACTTCACCACGGGGATACCGGCAGCGAGCCACCCGTGGGCGGCGTGCACGTTGTAGAGCATCCGGTAGTCGTAAAGCTCATCGAACGTGTGGTGCCCGTCGCTCGTTGAGCCCGACGCTGGGACACCAGCCGCAGCGACGAGAGCAGCAAGCGCTAGCGCCTTTGATGTGTCGATGTGGTCTACTCCGTGAATATCAGGCCAGTGCATCGACGGCCAGGTGGACCGCTCTCGCATTGCCCGAGCTGCGGCTTCGACCTGTTCGGGTGTTGGGTTAGTCATCAGATCCCCTTTCTAAAGATTTTGTTAATGTTCGGGCCGCTCGGTGCGGCCTCGATGCGCAGGCACTCGACGCATTTACGCATCGGCGCGCCCGCGGGCGTGAAGAACGGTGCCCACCTGTGCGGCCGGCACTTCCCTTTCGAGGTATAGCTACGCTTCATCGCTGCACTCTCCCTCTACCGGGAGCCACGGGCCAGCAGCACGACGGCGCACGACGAAGCCAGTCACTGACTGAGTCGTTTCGTTCCATTCGCGCACGCGTTCTTCCGCTCGCGCTCTCGACCACTCAACGGCTCCAACTTGCGGGTCTTCTCGGTGCGCGGTTCCGTACTCCCATCCGGTTTCAACGGCGGTGGCGGCTTCGAGCGCGTCAGCGAGTTCGCGGATCATGCCCCAGTAACGGCGTGGATTCGCGACAACGTCGTTCGTGCCGACAGCGCGCGCCCCCTTGATGAGTTCTTCGTTGGTCTCCATCAGAGATCCTTTCCAGACGCGTGAACGCCCATAGATTTGAGCGCCGTGACCGCCTGCTGCGTCACGACACCATTGCCGAGCATCTTCAACTGCTGGGTACGTGACAGCCCGAGTGTGGGATCTGTCACCCAGCTTTCGGGGAGGCCCATCATCCATTCCACGAACGCGGCTGAGAGCCGCCGGCCACCTTTCGGCCCGACCTCTGTCGGTTCAGGCGCAGGACGACCGAGCACGGTCTCCCAGCGTTCGATAGCTGTCGCGTAAGGCCCCCAGGACGATTCCGGCTTTGTGTACTCCATCCGTGTCATCAGGTGCGTGGACTTCTCCGGTGGGCGCCCAGACGTGCGTGGCATCCCGAAGTCAGCATCGCCCGCCTTCGGGGTCGGCAGCAGCCCGCCCTTTTCGATCCCGTCGTGCAGTGCGACCGAGTGCCCGCCCGCTCGGCGCTTGCCCGGGTCTTGCGCTCCCCCACGCGATCCCGCGTACGCATCCGGCGTTGGCAGCAGGCGCGAGTTCGGAACTGTGCCGAGCTCCGTCCTCACGACAGCATCGGTAAGCGTCACGTTTGACTCACTGGAGCCGCCCGAGGCGTTCGAGTCAGCGGCTGTCGCGGTCGGCAGGAGCTTTACTTGGTTGCCGAGTCCCGCTGGCTGCGCGCGCCGGTTCGACCCGCTGTTGGGTGCGTCAGGCATAGTGTCTGGCGTATCGAAGACAAGGGCCCCGTCAGGCAGTTTCCCGCCGAGTTGCGAGAACAAAGACCCTGAACCTGCCATGTGGGGCGCCGATGTCGGCAGCTCGTACGCCACGCCATTGACAGTCATACCCGAGATCGTGAAGGTCTCCGAGTACACGTCCGAGCGCTGTGAGATTACGTCTACTTGGTCCGTCTCCCACACATCCCTGACACTGTTCCATCCAGCAATCCGCCGCATGCTTGTCCTCCTCGCTTGTTGCGGTGGCTGAGTACGCGCCACGCACGTTTTCCCAGACCACGTATTTCGGTTGTAGTTGCGCGATCGCTTCGCGCATGTTGACCCACAGGTTTGAGCGGGTGCCCTCCGTCATGCCTGCACGCCGGCCGGCAGCGGAAAGGTCTTGGCAGGGTGAGCCGCCGTCGATGATGTCCACAGGCGGAACCTGCGACCAGTCGATTTTGGTAATGTCACCCAGGTTTGGGACTCCGGGCCAGTGGTGTTCCATGGCTTTGCTGGGCGCTTCATCAAACTCGGAGTACCAGGCAAGCTGGGCCTGGAACGTCTGCTCTACGGCAAGGCTGAGCCCGCCGTTAATAGCCCGCGAACAGGCTCCCGATGGAGAGATGACTAGCGGACATTTGCATCACCTCCTTTGCGGACATGCTCCGAAAGCTGCCCGCCGATGCGTTTCCGCATTCTGTTATCGACTGCCGAATGGCAGCTTGTGCATAGGCGCACATAGTCGTTTAGGTTTTGATACTCGCCAGTGAGATTTGCCCAGTCGTAGCGAAGTGCCTGGTCTTCCGTGTCGCATGCAGAGCACTTCTGTGGTTTGCCACGCTCGCTTTCAACGCGGCGATGAAGCGCGCTGTACGCAGCATCATCGCCAAGCCAGTTCGCGTTCTTCTCTCCACGTTGGTCTCGCTTTGCTGCGGCGCGAGTGGGGATGGAGTGGCGAAACATGACATTCTGGACTTTCGCCCCATGCCCTATTTCCTTTTGCACTTCGCGGATTGTCATGCCAGATTCGTAAAGCTCGCGCACGCGCTGTACGAGGTCGGCTGGGTAGATTCGAGGCTCCGATCCCCTTGTTGCGCCATGCTCCTTTTCTCGTAGCTGGGCGCGACACTTCGGAGAGCATGTCCTTGCCTTGACGCTGCGGGTCTCCCACAGCAATTTGCACCAGGCGCACGTCTTTAGCTTGAGAGGGCTCGGCATCTGCTGCGTCCTTCCTTTGGAATGGGTGAGGGGCCAACCTCTCGGTCAGCCCCTCAGATATGGGTGGGTTATCGATTGCGGCGTCGTCGTTTGTCCAGCCAGTCGATACAGGCTCCGATCCCCCAGATCAGTGCGGCGATGGCTGGGCCAAGAACCAGTACGCCGAGGAACGCGACAAAGAGCCATTCGGCTACTACTTGCGGGTCCATCAGAATGGGTTTTCGTCTTGGAAGCCGCCGCCGAAGCCGCCCGCGCCAGGATCGCCTGTAACGCCCCCAAAGGGCTCGGTCGGTGCAGTTGCCCACCCCGACTGTCCTGCGCCGCCCTGGCCCTGCTGTGCGCTCCCCTGGCGTGCAGCCTGCACCACCAGTGAGATGTGCGCGAACTGAATATCGAGCGAAGCCGCAGCCTGCCCCTGATTATTCATGTACACGTTCAGGCGTGGTTCGCCCTCCAACCGGACCAGTGCCCCCTTCGACACGAGCTGCTGAACCGCGTCAGCTTTCTCGTCAAAGAACGTCGCCCTCGCCCACGTCGTGATCTTCTGCCCGTCTTTGTCGAGCACGTCTTCCCACTGGTTCGTCTGCTTGTTGAACCTGCTGGGGCTGTGCGCGACTGACACGTCGAGCATCCGTTTCCCAGTCTGTGTGGTGCGTGCGGTTGGTTCTGCGGCGAATCCCTCGATCACCAGTGTTGCTTTGCTCATGCTGCGTTCTCCTGTTCGATTCGTTTAGCGATTTCTTTGATGCGGTCCGGCTGGAACCCCGACCACATGTCGTCAGCAGACAGCCCGACCGCGACGACGGGTGCGGCAAGGAACCCGAGCTCCTTGACCGCCGCGAGGTTGCTCGGTTCGAGAATGTCTTCCAGCACGTATGGCACTTCGAGCGCGTCGAGCAGGTTCTTCGTCATGGTGCACTGCGTACAGTTCGGTTTCGAGTAGACGCGAACGGTTGTCACTTAGCTTCCTTCCTGAAGCGGTTGGTGTCTTCTGGGCCTAGCGCGCCGATGCGGCGAATCGGCAATACGACCGCCACGATGATGACCAGGGTGAGTGACTGGCCGAACGTGGGGTGAGCTTCAATGCTGAAGATCGCTGCGACAGTCGGCAGTGCTGCCATGACCGCCCAGGCTTTGAGTGGGAGCACGACCGCCGCGACAAGGAACGGGATGATCAGGTCTACGAGCTTTCGCCGTGGTTCTCGGATGACTACTTCGATGGGGTTCAATTGCGGCCTTTCTTTCGTGTTGTGTGTCGCGCCCACCCAAAGCAGGCGACAAGGTTGACGAGCGCTACCACCGCGATGATCAGGGGTAGCGGGAGTGGGATGGGTGCGCCGGCGGAATGCGCGATGACCAGCGCAACCACCGCAGCGAACCCGAACCCGGAAACGAGTAAGGCCACGATCGCTGGTGCTTTCGTGGCCTTAGGCTCAGACAGGGTCGTGTGATCCCTCATGATCCTTCTCCTGTCTGGTTTACGTCTCCGCCGAGGAGCACCGCGAAATCACGGAGCGTCATCGAGACGATCTGGTCTTCCGGATTGGCACTGCCATGCCGTTTATGGATGACGACACCAACAGCGGCGTCGTCGTTGCCTCGCTCGATCTCGGCTTCTTTCAGCCAAGGCCCGAGAGCAAGCTTCGCGGTGTTCTTCACTTCAGCAACGATGCGTAGCTGGTCGACCGTGCGTAGCCCGGCAATGTCGCCGCGGTCTTTCGACCCGCCCAAACGCCGCCGCTCGATACGGTCATCGTTGAGCACTCGGGCGAGGTAGTTCGCTGCGAGGGTTTCCTGCGCGGTGCCGGCCTTCTTCGCGGAGGCCCGGTTCCTGGTCATGCTGCCTTCTTTCTTCCGTGCAGGATGTCCCGCAATTCTTCATTCCGTTCGAGCAGGTCACGCTTCTCCGCGAACAGAGAAACATTCGCAGTGTCGAGCACGCCGTTCTGCTCACCCAGCACGCGCAGCTTCCTGGCGAGGCCGACGTTCTCGTGCTCGACCATCACTAAGCAGTTGCCGAGCGACAGCACCATCCAAGCGAGCTCATGACGGGTGCGCCCGTCGATGAACTCGCGCAGCCCCTCAGCGTCGCCGGAATGGATCCCGTCGAGCGCCTCAGTCGAGTGCGCTTCCGCGAGGTCTTCCAAGTGTTCGATGTCCATCAGTCTTCCTCCCGCGCTTCACAGGTGTTGCAGGTGCCGTCATCCAGCCACCGGTGCTCGTGTGGCTTCGGAGGTCGCGGGCGTGCAGCCTCAGCTGCCTCCCATTCCTCGAAAGCTCTACGGTCGCGACCGCACGGGCCGCAACTGTCCCCGTGCTCCCAGTGGGGATGTTTCTTGCAAGTTGGGGCGGGTGGGGACCCACCAATTTCTAATTGGTGGGTAGATGTAGATGTAGATGTAGATGTAGGCAGCCCTAAACCCAACCCATCAATTTTGGGTAAGTCGAGGGGTAAACCCTTGGGTAACTCCGCCCCTAACCACTCGGGTAAATGGCGCTCAATAGGTGCAGCGTCTGCCCCGAGAATCGTCTGCATCTGAGCTACGCTCCAAGCCTTCAGCCCCGGTTCCCGGGCATGAAGCTTCTGCATTTCAAAAGCCAACACTTCCCTTAGCTGAGTCGAGGCTATGGCCGCGTAGGCGTTGCACATCGACACAGTGAGCTTTGGCTGTTTCAGCAGTCCGTCATGCTTCACAAACGAGCGCACCAAGACTTCCTCGGTGACATCATCAGTGAGAATGAAACGGCCCCGCACGAGTTCGTGCGAGGCCTCAATCACGTCGGTTGTGTCGGCAAACTGACTAAACGCCGCGATTCTGCCCGGACGCCAATCTGCGACCCCTGCATAGCTCAGCGTCGGATGCGACAGCAACGCCATGTAGAGCCACTGCGCCAAAACCAGAGAGCCGACGGAAATCTCCGTCGGCCCACATGTCTACCCGGATAGAAGCTCTATCCCTCGCCAATTTTCACCACCTTCCCTGTCGGGTATTTCCGGCCGTCAGGCCACTCATAGAACGCAGGCTCTGTGCCATCGACGTGGTTCCGCAGCGGATCGTGCACAGTCGCCGAACGCCTCGCTTTGCGGGCACCTTCTGCGGCTCCTGAGCTCCACTCGCGCGCAGCATATTCCTCTGCCTCTTCCGAGGTATAGACCGCCACAGTGTCTTCTGTCAGCGAGAGATCAACCTCTCGCTGATCGAGCATGTTGGTCAGAATCCCGGCCATGTACTTGAAGACCGAGTCTTCTTTTAGGCCATCGAACCTGTTGTACTTCTCATGAGCCATCGGAATGATCAGTTCGAACACGCTCAATGGCACGCCAGTCTGCCGCCACTTGAACAGCGACATCTTGTACCCCAACGCCAAGGGCAACGGCTTGCCAGTGCTCTTGAGGGTCCACCGGTTCCACATTTCAAGGAAGGTGTCTTCGTAGTCCGCGAGTTCTTCAAGATCAGCACGAAACCGTGTCATCTTGTTCTGCATGCCGAGTGCGTAGGCAGCCGCCCGTTCGCTCAAGCCTTTTACGAGCGGTGAGTCTGGCGTGATTGACGACTTGCCTGAGTTGCAGTCCTTGCATGCAGTCACGAGGTTGCCCGGCTTGTCGTCACCGCCCAGAGAGACGGGCATGACGTGATCGATGTGCAAGGTCACGTCTGGCGCTTTCGCGCCGCAGTACTGACAGGTGTGGTTATCTCGACGCAGTACTTCAAACCGCGTCCGCTTCGTTACGGCCATGCTTTATCTTGTCTCCTATCTGTGGTTTTCATGGGTTCCTGCCTTCGTGTTGTTGGAGCTCCGTAGCAAGACTTCAGAGGTAGCATCGTTTCCATGTGGCCAAAGTTGCTCGAACTTTCTTTCCCTCTAGTGTTGGGTTCGTTGCTCACGCTTATAGCGACGGCGGTGACCTCACGTGCGGCAAGGAAGCACCAGAGCAAGGAAGCCGCAGCACAGCGCGAGTTCAACGCCCAAGAATCGCGCCGTGCGGAGGCGATGGTTCAGACCAAAGCCCTTCTTGAAGAGCTGACGCAGCTTTTGAGGTCGAGGAGGAGCTTGTACGGCGAAAAGTGGGCTGAATCAGACAGAATCGATACCGAACATTTAGAAGCTAGTATCCGACTGATTCCCGATGCCACCACTAGAGATGCTCTGCGGGGACTGCGATTCTCACTCTCGATCGGAACGAACTTGATACCGTTCTTGCCCAAAGCGTACTCGTCTCCCTGGGACGTAGAAACGGCAGCCCTCCGGGATGCTGTTGAAACACTAACGACCTATATCCGTGGCGATGAACTCCCGGCGGAATTGGTGACTCAACAGGCGAACCGGAATAATGCATGCCGCCGAGCTGAAGACGATTGGGTGAAGGACTGGGTGACCAACTAAGCCAGTTAGCCGCCAGGGTCCGTCGCAGCATCAACATGCGTGCCATCCTTCCTTTCGATTGGGGCGAACAGTCCCGCCCGCTCGAGTTGCAGCACGATCGCGTCCGTATACGTGTCCGCGTGCGTGGCGCGTTCGTCAGCTACTGCCTCAGACCACATGAGGCACAGCTCGGGGAGCGTGTACCTGTGGGAGAGGACGTGCACGATCTTGCGGGGCGTGAAGTGGTTACGGGTCACGGTGTTCCTCCTTCCCTTCCATGAGTGCGCGTGCTTCCTGATCGCTGATCGGACGCCACCACAGCCCTTCCACGGGGGCGTCGTAGGAGAGCACCCAGCCGGCCCCGTGCCGCCATGCAGGCCACTCGAGCGGGTCAGCCCAGCTGGGTACAGAAAACCCCGCCTGAATCGCTTCGGCGGGGTTTTCTGTCTTCCAGATGTGGCAGCCGCACCCGAACGCGCCACCGAGGAGCTGCAGGTTCGCGGGCGTGGTATTCCAGGCGGTGCGGTTCTGCCTGTGGTCACGGTCACACGGCCCGTACCGGCTGCACCTCTGGCAGATGCCAAGACCGGACTCATTGCCGTTATCCCGCACCGTTGCCACCGCGTACGCTTCACGCTCCTGCTTGTTGGTGAGCTTCGGGAGCTTCTGACCAGGCGGCCTACTCACGGATCCCCA